TGTAGGACTAAATTCTCTTGAATTACAAGCATGGTATAAATTACCAGAGCAATTATTTGGTAAATCTATACAACATTCATTTAGATTTTTTGTAACCTTATTTGATAATCCATTATCTAGACTTTTAAGTAAAGGTGGTAAAATATCTACTAATGGTCCTATGCCAATAATTAGATCATATCATGTAACTAATGTTACAATTCCTCATTATGAAGCTGAACCAATTGTTCAAGTTTATGGGCAAGTTCCTAGATCTTTTCCATCATTGAAGACAGAAGAACCATTAAAGGTTACGATAAGTTTTGAAGAAGATGAAAACGGAACTATAGCATATCTAGTTAATTGGTTACAAAGAAGTATAATGAGAAAAGATGGATTATATAATAATCCAGTAAATATGAAATTTGGATTTATAGCAGTAGAAATTCAAGATAAAAATGGAATACCAGTAGTTTATTATGTATTTCATGATCCTTATTTTTTAGGAACAAGTAATCCAACATATGATTATAATTCAAATGATGCGATTAAATATGATATTACATTTGGAGTTGATAGAGTAAGTACATATTTTACAAAGTATAATCCAATTGGGGGAGCTATTACAGCCATCAAGGGGTTGAAGAATTTGGGAAAGAAGTAAATGAATAACAAATTTAAAGTTTAGGAGGAAAGTATGAACATGGTAGATATGACTGATGAAGATGTGAAAAATATTCAAAAACCAAGACAAAGAATGGTAAAACAAACAAAAGATATTTCAGATGATGAACTTATTGAAAAAACATTAGGTGTTATGGAAAAAGAATCATTAAAAAAGGCAGGAATTGAACCAGAAGAAGTTATAGTTGAAAGGGATACTTTTGCAGGACAAACTGCTCCAACAGGAGTAAATTTTTATCCTATTAAAGATTTACCATCTAAGTTTAAATTTTATAATTCTAAAATAATGGCTAGACCTTTAAAGGTTATAGAAGTTAAGAAATTATCTTCGTTGAATGATAATAATTTTAATTTCATTATTAATGATATTATATCAAGAGCGGTAAAAGGAATAGATGTTAATAAATTATTTATTGCTGATAAAATATTTTTAATTTTTTGGTTAAGAGCAAATACATATAAGGATAGTGGATATACTGTAGATTTTACATGTCCTAAATGTGAAAAAGAATCAACTTTTCATTTTGAATTACAAAATTTAGAGATTCAATATGTAGATGATAAATATGATCCTAATAAAGAAATTACATTACCTAGTGGTAATAAAGTTAAAATTAATTTTTTAAGAGTAGAAGATGAATTTAAAATTAGTAGATTTCAAGAATTACAAAGTCAATTATTAAAAGATATAGATAAAGAACTTTTAAGTTTAGCATGTATGATTCAAACAATTAATGGAGAAATTAAAGATTTATTAGAAAAATATTATTGGATGATTGAAGTTGATCCTGTTGATTATTCATATTTAAATAGTTATATAGAGAAATATGGTATGGGTGTTAAACCTTATATGAATGTTACATGTAATAAATGTGGAGGTATAGCCCCTGTGGGAATTTCGTTTCGAAGCGAATTCTTTCTTCCCTCATATAGCTTTGAATGATATAATGGAAATTGAATTTCAAATTGCTTATAATATGGGAATACCATTTGAGTTCGATCAAAAAGAGTTTTATGAGTTTATGTGGATTTATGAAAGATTATGTAAAGAAAGACAAAAAGAAAATGAAAAAGCTTTGAAACAACAAGGAAGATTTTCTTTAAATAGTGGAGGTTTCTAAGTGGCTGATAAAGATAAAAAAGATAAAAGTTTTTTATTAGATATTAAAACTGCTTTAAATGAAACTTTAATAAAAAGAGATCAAGAAACTGTTAAAATGAACAAATCAATTAATAGTAACTTAGATGCTAATCAAAAGATTTTATTAGATATTAATGCAGAGTTAGATCAAATTAATAGAAATGCTCAATTAACTAATAAATTATTACATCAAGAATCTAAAGCTCATGGTCAAGGTCAGATAACTAAAAAAGATTTATTAGAAGCTTCTACAAAAAAAGATTATGCTCGTAAGAAAGACCCTAATTTAAAAGTAATACAAGAATTAAATGATCTAGAAGTTTTAATGAAAGAAAATAATAAACTTCAAAAAACTAAAAAATCTGGTGCTGGTCTTTTAGGTTTGTTAGGATTAGCAGGAGCATTATTAGGTGTAGGTGGATTGCTTGGTTTCTTATTTACAGGAAAAAAAGAATTTTTATATTCAACTATAAAAGGATTTGTAAAAGGATTTGGAGAATTATTTAAACCTGTTGGAAAAATTTTTAAAACGATAGGAAAAGTATTAGGATTTGATAAACTAGTTTCTTTAATAGGTAAAGGAATTGGAAAAGCTTTTAAAGGTATAGGAAAATTTTTAAAATTAGATGTACTAGTTAAAGGACTTGGTGAACATGTTGGAGGATTTTTTGGAAAATTATTAAAACCAGCAGGAACTATTATAGAGACAATTGGAAAAGTTTTAGGATTGAAAGGACTTGCAAAAGCTGGAGGAAAAGCTGGAGGTAAAATTTTAGGAAAAGTAGGAAAACAATTACTTAAAAAGATTCCAGGTGTTGGATTAATAATGGGAGTTCTGTTTGGTATTCAAAGATTTAAATCTGGAGATATATTTGGAGGACTAGGAGAAATTGCATCTGGAATAGCAAGTACATTTCCCGGTGTAGGAACAGCTATAAGTTTGGCTATTGATTCTGTTTTGTTATTAAGAGATGTAGTAGGACCAGGAAAATTTTCTGAAGGTGCAGGAAAAATGGCAGGAGCGGTTGGAAAAATGGGATGGGAAGCTATTAAAGGAATTGCAGGATTTGGACCTATTGCGTGGATGCTTGAAGGTATTCAAAAATTTGCAACTGATCCTATTGGAGCATTAGAATCTATTGCTTCTGGTATTATGGGAATAGTTCCTAAAACTGGAGAATTTATAAGCAATATTATTGGATGGATTAAATCAGTTGATATTGGTGGTGCCGCTAAAAAAACTTGGGAAGGAATTACTAATGTTGTTAAAAATCCAGTCGGAGCCGTAGCAGGTTTAGGAAAAGGATTATTGAATAAGTTTAAAGGAACATCTTTTGGAAAAGGAACTGTTCAAGGATTTACAGGTGCAGGAAAAGCAGCTAAATCAGCCGCAGGAAGTGCTGTAGATTATGCTTATCAAAATGTAATTGGACCAAGTAATTTAAAAAATGAAACTATGGGAACTGTAACAGGAGTAGATGATCCTCAAGGGGGATTTGCTCCTTCAGAAATGAAAGACGATACTATAAAAGGTGAAGGTTGGTATGGTTATAAACTTTGGAAGCCAGATGTAAAAAATATTAATCCTATGTTATGGAATCCATTTAGTTCTATGGCAAAAGAATATAAAGATAAGACTGGTAAAGAAATTCAAATTAATTCGGGTTATAGAAATCAAAAAGGAAGTTTACATGGTTCTGGTTTGGCTATAGATATACAACCTGAAAATGCTAATGAATTAGAAAAAACAGGACTTCTTAAAAAATATGGATTACATAGACCGCTTTTAAATTGGAAAACAAAGAAAGAACCTTGGCACGTTGAATTATATCCTGGTCCTAAATATGGTGAAAGAGATACAAATAATTATGAATTTAGAAAAAGTTTAATAAAAAATCCATCAAATGCAGTAGGAGATGGTGGATATGATGTATCAACAAATAAATTAAAAGATAAATTTAATGCAGAGGATATGTCAACCGTAGAACTTTCAGATATTACTATAGAAAAATTAGCATCAAAAATAACAGAAGGATATAAGAGTTCTATGCCTAGAAGAACAGGAGCTAATGTATCAATACAACCAGTAGGAAGAGGATAATATGGGACTAAGTAATGCTTTTAATCAATCTATATTTACAAAAGATGCCTATACAAAAGCTATAGGAACTGATACACAAAATGGATATGCAGTTTTAAAAATAAGTCCAAATGGTAATAAATTTACTGGACGAAAAGATGCAGAGATTAAAGGGGTAATTAAAAATAATTTACAATTTAGTATTGATGCTACATGGACAGAATTAGGTGGAATTGCAGGATTAGTTCCAGATATATTTGGATTAAGAGATTTAGCTAGTAATGTAGAAAATTTTTTTGAAACAAGTGATACTCAAAGAGCTATGGGATTAGCAGACAGAGGAACAAAATTTTCAACTAAAAAAATATATTCTAGAAGTGGATTTTTAGAAATTAAACCAGAAATGAGAATTATTAATTGGACAGGAGATTTAGCAGGAAGTCCAATTATAGCAGCAATGTTATTAGCAACATATTGTATACCAGCAAATGCTCCAAATGGATATATGTCAATGTGGAATGGTATAGAAGATAAAATAACTACTTATGTTAAAACATTAGGAAAAGAAGTTATAGAAAAATTTGAAGGAATAGTTGCTGCTGGTAAAAGTGGAAAAGATTTAAATTTTATGGATAAAGTTCAAGCACTTATAGCAGAAGGAGCTAGAGGTTCTGCTGAAGGACTTGCAGAAGTTTTTGAAAGTTATGAAGATAAATTTGTTATGAAAGCATCTCCTACACCAGTAAGTGTAAAAATTGGAAATTATTTTTCGCATGATGATATGGTTATAACAAATGTAGATTTTACAATGTCAAAAGAAATGACAGAAAATGGACCATTATATATAGACATGACAATATCTTTATCATCAAGAAGATGTATAGATAATATAGATTATGTAGGAATGTTTATTCCAAATACAGGATCAAGAGTTATTAATGTAGGAAATGGTTTTAATGCAACAACTGGTTTTTAATAGGAGAATATAATGAATAAATTTACAAGAACTTTATTTTATGATAAAAATGAAGTGAATGGAATAGTTGAAAATGATCTAGTTAAAAACTATTTTGATTTATTTAAAATTAAAAGACAATCATATTATTTTACATTAGGAAGAAGTTATCTTCAAAGACCAGATTTATTATCTTTGAAATTATATGGTACTATGAGTTATTGGTGGATAATTGCAAAATTAAATAAGATAGATGATTGGTGGAATGATGTAGAAGTAGGAGCAGTTATACAATATCCAGATATACAAGATATACAAGATTTTTATTTAGAAGTAAGAAAATTTAAAAAGGTATAAGAATGTCAAATGCTGATTTCAATCAACCTAATGGACAACAATTTTTTTGTACCGTTAAAATTAAAGATATTCAATTTAATTCTGCTGTTATATCTTCTTTAATTATTAGAGAATGGGTATTGGATGTTTTACCAAAAATTCAATTAGATTTATCAGACGATGGAACATTAAATGAAGTGATGCCTTTAGATGATAATGAAGTTGTAAGTATTTTAATTGGTAAAACTGAACAAGATGAATCTCCATTAGAATTAGAATTTCAAGTTCAAGATTATAAAATAAATGTTATGGGAGATAATAGAAGATTGTTTTTTTCTATAACAGGTATTTTAAAAACTAATAATATGTTTATGTTAAGAAATAGAAGTTTTTCAAGAAGTACTTCTAAGGATATATGTTCTCAAATAGCTGGTGAAGAAGAATTAACTTTTACAAATCCTTTAAATGTTATTCCGATTGATAATATGACATGGTATCAGTCGAATATGAATAATTATAATTTTATTAAATATGTTCTTAATAGATCATGTATTAATAATGATGTAGCATTTTTTTATGCTAATACTCAAAAAGAATTTGTATATACTTCTTTGAATAAAGAAATTGATAAGACAGATTCTATTAATGCTATATATGATATTGATAAGAGTTTTTCTATGGATTTAAGTAATCTTGATAAAAGAAAAATATGGTTTAATTCTTATGATATTGTAAATATGAATGGATATTTCAATAAGAAAATAGCATATGGTTTTGCATATTCATATTATGATTTGAGTAATTCTACTCAAGCATTTGAGTATAGCAATTATAGATTAATGGCACAAAAAAGTTTTAAAGATAGAAATTTTGATGGTAAAATTTTTTATGGTGGAAATGATTTAGGTATATATAATGATTTAAATTTGTATGAAAAATATTTTGAATCTCTTATGAGAAATAAATATTTGATTAATGGATTTTTTGGATATTCTATATTATTGAATATTAATTCATTATATAAAGTAAAACTTTTTGATAAAGTAAATTTAGGTATTCCTTCTTTATTTCCAGAAAATAAAGCAGATATTAATGAGGTAGTATCTGGAGAATATCTAGTCGGTGGAATAATACATCAAATAGGAAATAAAGGAATTTATACAAAGATGATATCATTACATAGAAATGGAAATGATAAATCATCTTTTTTAGACAAGATATATAAATTTGATAATTCTTCTTTTAAAAAGGTATAATTATGGATATTGAACATATGAGATCAGAAATAGCTAAACAAGTAAATGAATCATTAAATGATTTTTTGGATACTAGTATTGAAGATATTGGATTTAAGGAAGAATTTTATGTTGGAAAAGTTGTTAATAATAATGATCCTGACAGGGTTGGTCGTTGTAGAATAAGAGTATTTGGAGTATTTGAGGCAGATGTTCCAGATAATGAATT